TATAGCACAATGTTTTAAGTTTGTCAAGTGTGGAGCGGGAGTAAATTATGTCTGAAATATTAACAGCAAAAAGAAAAGAGGCTTGCGCCCCTCTTGCTTATATAAGACCCTCCAACCGCTTTTTTATAGCCTCGTCAAAGTCTGATTTGTCCGGCTGCCTGTCCGGCTTTAGCGCGTCTGCGACTTTCGCCAGGACTTCCCGCCGCGCTTCTTCTTTCGCTCTTTCTTCTACTTTTGTAAAATCTTCTGTCCCCGCGTAGCTGTCAACCGCTCTTGTGATATAAGCGTTGAGCGACAGCCCAGCCGCCTTTGCTTTCTCCGTCCATTGGGATTTTTTGCCTTTTTCGGTCGTTAAATTAATGCGGTCGTATGATTGCTTTATGTAGTCGTTTGCGTATTTTGTAGCGTCAAATTCTGCCATTTTCAGCACCTCCATTTTCCCCAATTTTAGCACGCACAATGCGCAAATGTCAATATACTATTTGCACAAAATAGATGCAATATATTTGTGCAATATTATTCAATATATTTGTGCAAATCCTATTGACTATTTACGCAAATAGTGATATAATATAAGTGTCAAAGGGAGAGAGCAAAAGCAACTCTCAAAAAAATAAAAAATGAAAAATGAAAAAAATCAAGGAGAAACAAAATGAAGACCATAGAAGAAATTACAAAAACCATGAAACTCCACCACATCGCCAGCCGCCGCGGCTACATCTCCCGCAAGTCAGCCGGAGAGGTCGAGACTTACAAGGGAAGATTTGGCGAGGGTTACATAATCCTCCGCCCCCGTTGGGACACGACGAACTACATATACGTCGAATATTATATCGCAGACTAACCCCTCCGCCTGACGATGGCTGGACGGCAACCAGCCGAAACCCCGCAAGGGGTCGCGGAAAGCCAAAAAACGAAGAAACGAAAGGTAATAAGAAAATGAAACTCTTTAACAGAAACCCCAAAGCCGCACCCGCGAACAGATTTGAATCAATCTCCGAAGATGAAATCGTAAAACTCGCTTATACTGCACTCCGCGACGCTTGGCACCGAGAAACGGAAGCGAACGAAAAATTTAAAAAAGAAAACGGGCGCGACAATATAATCGCGCTGGCGAGAATCGAGCAACTCCAAAAACAGCTCACTGAATTAAGGTGGGCTATCCAGGACCTCTAATGCAGAGTGGCGGGAGCAATCCCGTTAATGCGGTCCGGCAGACGGTCACAAACCCCGACAGCCGAAAGCGAAGCAAAGAAAGGAATCAATCATGACAAACTACGAAATCAGAGAAAATCCCCAGTTTAACAGCCGCGAGGTATATTTTGACGGCAAGCCGTCCCGCGCAACTCTCGACGCGCTGAAAGCTCTCAAGATGAGATGGAATCACGTAAAAAGCTGCTGGTACGGCTACGCGCAGGAACACGAGCTTGTTAGTGCCATCATCACCAACGACAGAGACGGCGAGGACATCACCGGCGAGAAGACGGAGGGCGCGACGGTCTACACAGACGGCTACCTCGGCGGCGGCGCGGTCTACGGCTCAAAGTCCGATAAACACCTCTACGGCGCGGACTTATCAAAAGCCATCCGCGAGGACATCAAAGCGGCGGGCATTAAGGGCGCGTCTGTGCGCTGTAAATCTTATTCCGGCGGACAGTCAATCACTGTCACGCTCTCACTCCCTCAATCCGCATACGTCAGCAAAGAACAATTTGCTGTCGATTATCGCATTCCCACGTCCGCAAGCTGGATTTACTACGAGGACGAGGACGGAAAAAGCCAAACAATGCACATTGACAAATACTACAGCCGCGAGATATCAGCCGAGGAACAGGAGAAAATTAGAATCAGCGCGGCAGCCTCGGAATACCATCGCGAAGCCGAAAGCGAAAACGACTTGAATGTTTACCACCTCGACAAATATAAAGTATACACAGCCGAAACAATGGAAATCATCAAAAAAGTGAATTCCATCATCAGCGCATACCGCTATGATGAGTCAAATAGCATGGTGGACTATTTTGATACCAACTTTTATTATGACATCCACACAAAACCGATTTCATGATAAAAGTTATCCCGCTTCGGCGGGAATCGTCAGCCGGTAAAAGTCCGGCTCCGAAGAGCAAGAGCGAAACGAAAGGACATCAAAAATGAAAGCTATCAAAAGTCATTACTTTGTATTTTCCCAATGCGTTGACGGTGAGCGGTTCGCATTTGCCGAAACAATCCGCGAATCAGAGAATATTTTAGCTTTCGCCGCGCGTCGCAATGCTGATTATTGTATGGCTTGCAGCAGTCGCGCAGAAGCTGAAAAAATAGCTATCATATGGAATGAGTCATATAAAAGGAATGGCTCATATCCGAAATGGAGAACAGAATCATGAAGAAACTTACATCACTCGCCCTCATCATCCTGCTGGGCATAGTCTCCTGCTCCCCCATCAAGCAGGAGCGTTACCAAAGCGGCACATACGTTACCGTCAACAGCGGCTGCGGCTACATCGTCACCGACGACGGTAACGTATGGGGATACTTCAACCGGTCTATCCCGTCCGGCTCTTCCGTCCTCGTCACCATGTCCGACGAGGGAACGGAGGAAATCGAAGACGACGTAATCAAAAACGTTGTCGAAAATTAAATCCGAAAAAAGTAAAAAAATTATACGAAACCTATTGACAAATGCGCCAATGGGCGGTATAATATAAGTGTAAACAAGAGGATAAAACAAAAATCAAGGAGAGAACAAAATGAAAAAAGGCATGACAAAAGAGGAAATTGAAGCACGCGTAGAAGAATACGAGACGAAACGCCGTGCGCTGGTTGACAAAATCGATGATGAGTATCTCGAACGTAAAGAGAGCGGCTACTTTGACCGCTTCCCCATGAAGCCAGCTGACTTAGAGCAGAAAGAGCTGTGTGACGAACTCAACAAGCTAATGAAGGACTATCTCGGATTTATGGCACGTCACGACGGCAGGTATTCATGGCTCGGAGCCGACAGCAGATATAGCATCTACGTCGAAAATGGTAGGGTTACGAGAGGACTCTACGAGAGCGAATTTGATTCGCGCGCACTGTGGGTCTACAGGTGGAACGGAAGGACGCGGGTTTACGATAATGTCTCGGGCGAAGTCACTCCGTGGGTGCTTTGGTCTGACCCACATTGCGATTTAAAGTGAGTCCAAAAAACAATGAATTACGCCGAGAACCCAAAGGAGAAAACATCATGAAAAAACAATATTATGCATGGTACGGCGACTTTGGCAACGTCTACAACCTTTACTGGGGGGAGACCTCAGAACAAATCAAGCTCGCCGAGAAAAACGGCTACACGCGCATCACCCGCCGCCAGGCTGAAAAACTGTGCGCCGAGGAAAACAACCGCCGTAAGTTTGACGGCAATTTCTCCGGTTATGCCGACAACCTCATCTTCCCCGTCGATTGCGACGAGGAAGAACGCGACCTGCTGAACAACCGTAGCCTCTATGTTGATGGCTACATCGTAAACCGCAAAGCCGACCGAGCGGCTATAAATAGGGTTTAGGCTCGGTGCGTTCCCTCTTCGGAGGTATCTAACAAAATCGAAAGGTGAATCAAAAATGAGAATCATATCATATTCAACGAGCAAACCTATAACAACCGAAACTGATACCTACACGGTTATCTACGACCTTCCGAGCAAAATAGCCACCGAACCGATTGTCATTCACTCTCGCGGCTTCGACAGTTGGAAAAAAGGCGAAATAATCACTTTTTCCGAGTTCGACGCAAACAGAAGTTATGAGCTTGTTTGCGAGTTTGACTTAACGCGGTGCTACGACGATTACTACGGCATTGCTCTCAAATTAGCCGGATACAAGCCGAAATTTCAATTCCGCCGTAATAACCTTAACGATTCCCCTATGTCTCTCAATAACCCAAGTGCGGATTGGGAGAACAAAATAGTCGATGAGGTTGTGAATTCTGACGAAGAGCTGAAAATACAAGCTGCCGCAGTTCAGCTTATGCTCCACGATAGAGTGAAAGCAGCTCTTGAAGAACCGTATTTCACCACTCTCGGACGGACGCTTGAAGATATAGATTGGCATCTGCCAAAGTACTCGTATATAAAAAATGTCGAGCATAACGGAAGAAAATTTCTTCTCACCGTCGACCTCAAGACACTCAGAGTTTCATTTAACTTGCAGGAGGAATAAAACATGTTTAGTTTTGCAACAAAATCATCCCACCTCTTCGCCCCCGTTAACGGGGCAATATCGTTCTTCGCCCACTGCACTGGGTTCTTCCGTTCTCTCGGAGAAGCCGAGAACGACCGCACGGAAGCATACGTCGAAGAAATCCGCATCGGCGACATTTCCTATTGCTGTCTGTGGAGGGAAGAAGACGCGCATTTCTTCCTCGACCGCGAGTGGAGAGACAGCTCCCGCACCTGTCCCGACAGATGGGGTTCGGACAACGCGTTTGACCTCGCTACCGTCATTTTCGATGGCGGGGACAAGCTCGACCTCGGTTCAGTTCGCCCCATCAGAGATATCATTTTCTCCGACTACTTAAGCGCGGGGATTGCTGATTTCGGTTTTCTCTCCGACATCGCGGCAACTCTCGATGTTATCCGTAGCACGTCGAGAGCCGGAGAAGCGGATAACATCATCAGCTCCGCGTCTTCTCACCCCATTTCCGCGCTTGCGGGTATCGAAATCGCGCAAGCCGTCGCAAAGCTCGACAAGCTCTACACCGAGCAGGACGAAGATGAAGACGTGGATGAGGAGCGTGAGGACGATATCATGGAGTGGTCGGTTGTCCTCAACGGAAAAAGCCGCGAAACGCTGTCCCGTCTTACAACGGCTTTCTCCCGTCAGCTCCACGCGCTCGCGGCTAAAGCCTACGCCGACAACTTTACGGAGAGTGACATTCCCACTCTCCGCAAGTTGGCGCAGCTGCCGACGTGTTCCCCTGCTACGTTCGCCCTCTTTTATCGCGAAGAGGACGATGTCTACCCCAACCCAAACGACGACCCGCGTTACGTCACAATCGACGAGGTTATCAAAAATATCGAAATCTGAAAGGAGGAATAACCGTGGAAAGGAAACAACTCGCGATATACGAGGTCGCGCGAACCGCAATAGCCAAAGACGGCTCGGAGCGAACATCGACAACGTATCACCTTATCGAGGAACACGCGAGGATCGCCGAAGAGCGCGATATCCTCAAATCAAAGTTGTATATCCAGCAAGGTGATACCGCAAAATGTCTTGTAAAATACGCCGAGCACATCATACTAATACCCCACCGTGAATACATCATCACGGGAAATCAGCTCGACCAGCTTTTGAAAGACATCAAACGCGGAAAAGTCGAGTGTGGTGGCTTTAAAAACCCCGCAACACTCGACTTTGACAACACGCAAAACGAGCGAATAACGGAAATTAAATAAACATAAATAAGGAGTTACCTATCATGAAAAAGCTTACAACATCCGCAGAGATCGAAGCTCTGCGCGGAAAAAAGGCAAAGGAAGTCTTTGAAAACCTCGTCGGAATCCTTGGAGATTCCCCTGAAATCCTCGACTATGATGATGCTGAAATTTACAACCTCGGCGAAATTATGAACAAACCAAATGATTATTATCTCTCGCCCGATGAGTGCGAGATTTTCGACCTCACTGGCGGCTACTATATGTTCTGCGACCGTCAGAATTTCCTCCGCTCGGCATCTAAAATTCTCACAGCACTCGGAGAAAATAACGAAACACTGCCGGAATTTGAGCACACAGTCGAAATATACAAAATCGTCGAGTAAAGCGAGGTATAATCATGCTGTTAACAGATTTCCACAGACTCCGCATCGACGCGGAGGACTGCTCATCGCTTGATGAGTACATCGCCGAGGAAGGCGGCAGCCTGCCGGAGGAATGCTATCCCGCCGACATGAGCGCGGAAAAACCCATCAAAATCATGTCAATCATATGGGAGCTTGCTCACGACTTTAATTATAAAAAGCTCCGCCTAATCAGCGGATTAACGCAGGAAGCATTTGTCCGCGAGTACTGCATCCCGAGAAGAACCATCGAGCATTGGGACGTGGGCGAAAGAACTCCGCCGCCCTACGTCCTCGAGCTGCTGGCGGCGGATGTTGTGTCGGCGAAAATTAAGGAGGTGATAGAAGAAAACTGAAAAAACAAATTAGCAACGGATTGGCGAAGCTACGCAGGGACCAGAAATGCATGGAAAAGCAGAGAAACGGCGAGGCGACGGAATAGAATCGCACTGTATAGTTGGAAATGCAAAGGATAAGCAAAGGCATAGATGAGCATCGCAGTGAAGCGCTCGGCAACGCGAGGATTAGCAAAGGAAGTGCATAGCGGGCTTTGCAACGCACTGATAAGTAAAGGAGATGCATGGCAGGGCAGGGCAATGCGGAGAGATGCAAAGGAAAAGCATTGCTATTAATCGCACAGTTGGCAAGGATTAGAGAAGCAGTGGAATAGCACTGCAATCAACAGATGGAAATGCAAAGGATAAGCAAAGGCACGGAATGGATTCGGTGAGCGTCGCCATGAAACGGACGGGACAAGCAAGGAAAAAAACTGAAGCGTAAAGAAAAGCGCAGAAAAGGAAAAGAAAGGACTAAAAACATGGCAGATTTTGTAGCAAAGGAACTAAAAGTCAGATTAACATTTGTCGAGGAAGTGTTAGGCTCTTCCCCGTCAAGCGAGAAGATTTACAGCGAGTACATAGCAAGCAAAGCGCCCGACCCGCTCGACACAGAAGACGAAATAGAAGCAATCGGCACCGAAGAAGACAACAAAGGCGTGACAGTTTTCCCGAAGCAGGACGGCAAGCCTGGTGTGTGGGATTACCAGATAAAGGGCGCGTTTAAGGACGCCTGCGGTGGTCTCTCCCGCGTCAAAACGACGGAATCAGCCAAAATCAAGGCTTATAAAAAAGTCATTGACAAGTTGATATTTGTCGAGCCGCGTTTTGCGCCGTATCAAGTCAACGGTGAGATTGGCATATGCGAACGCCCGTTGAGAACAAACGGCGCAACAGGCGAAAGAACAGCACTTGCCGCGTCGGAAACTCTTCCCGCCGGTTCTTCCGTCGAGTTCACGATTCTGCTGTTCGACGAAAAACTCGAGCCGGCAGTCCGAGAATGGCTTGATTACGGCAAGTACAGCGGTTTCGGGCAGTGGCGTAATTCCGGAAAAGGACGCTATACGTGGGAAGAAATCGTATAAAGTCCAAAAAAAGAGAGCCGAAAGGCTCTTTTTTTATACGGAAATAGAGCGGACTTACCGCTCTAATTTTATTCTCGCAGTAAGTCTTTCCGCAGTTGCTTTACATCGTCGTAAAGTGTCTCATAATCCGCTTTGTTTATACGCCCTTTGCCGTACATCTTCTTGAGTATCTCATCTGCGTAGTCAAATAATGTGCGGTTTTCTGGATAAGCGTCAATATCTCCACGCGCCGCTCTGTACTCAAGTACCCCTATTACAGCTACAAGCATAACACAATACTGTGCCATCTTATGGTTGACATAAGTGTTTTTTGCTTTTGCGTCTTCATACTTCAAGCGAAGTATTTCGCCAAAATCGGTAGATTTAATATCTTCCCATTCCATTCCGTCCGGCAGTATCCGCAAAACCGCCGTCCACAAACCCGTTTCACGGTCATCCGGCAACTTGTAGACGTGTCGGAGAATCCACCAGCTTAAAAGCCTCTTGTTCATCTCATTCTCCCCCCTTTTCTTTCCCACTATTTTACCATTATTTTATTCAAAATGCAATATATTTCAACGAAAAAGAGAGCCGCAAGGCTCTTTTTTTATTTATTCGCTGTCATTCTTCCGCAGTTATATTAACCTGATAATTAGATACAGGGAAATTGTAGTCGCTATCCATAATTGTAATTGTTGTCGATAAGGTTTTGACCACCACGTAATAAGGAATTTCCGGCTCTCCGAATGAGCGGTAATTCACCGTTTTCTTCGCGTTCGCCGCGCATAAACCTCCGAGAGATACGACAGAGTAACTTTCGCCATTTATAGCCACCTCGCCGAAAGATACATCAATTTCCTTATCACATTTGTTTTCGATGGTTACTCTCACGCTTCCGACATTAGGAAACCATTCTTTATCGAGAACCGTTCCCTGATATGTGATTTTAGCGTAATCGCCATCGTAAAGTACAGTTCCTTCGGGTATCTCAACAACCTTTTTGGTTTCGGCGGGGACTTGCTTTCTTATAGTTACAGTGCGCGAGGTTTCTTCGCTTGTCTCAGTCGCCTTTTCTGCTTCTTGCCGAGCTTGTTCTATGCTCTCTGCTTCCTGCCGTTCCCTGAATTCTTTCACTTTAGCGTCAGATCGCACAGAAGCATAGAAAACAAAAGCTATAGTAAGAATCGGCAGTATAATCGCTATTGTCCAAAGCGTTCTTTCCCTTTTGAGTTTTCGCCTGTACTTCCGTGCTCTATCTCCATCATCCATTTTGTTATACTTCCCTTCTCTTTTTCACTATTTTATTCCATTTTCAACATTTTGTCAATGTATTATTGTAATTTAGTTCAATTTGTGGTATCATTTTTCAAAATCGAAAGGAGCATCATCATGAAATCAAAAGCAATCAGCATTATCTTAGTAATTATCGCCGTAGCAGTAATAGCCGGCACACTGCTTGTCGCTCATGAACTCGGCGAAGCTCAAAAGCGGAAGAACCAAGAAGAGTTTGAGACAAGCGAACTCGGTCAACTGCTCGAAAGCATGAACGAGAAGCACGAGAACCGTCAAAAGCTTCTCGAAGAGATAGACAAGGACATCGAAGAAGCAGAGAAAAAGATAGAAGGAGTAAAAGGTAAATCATGAAAATACTGAAAATTTTCCTCGTGTTTCTGCTTGTAATGGTTCTCATGGGCGCGTGTACGTTTTGGCTCAGGGCGAAATGGGATAGGGAATACGAGCAAACCGAATTAGGTAAACGCAACCACGAAATTTCCGAAAAGACCAAAGAAATCAACGAGAATAACGAGAGTATCAGACAAGCGTTAGACGAAATTGACGAAAGAATCAAAGAACTCGAAGAATTAGAGTAAAATCAAATCAACTCAAAAGAGCAAGGAATCGCTTCCCTGCTCTTTTTTTTATTTGCTTTGTTCTTTTGGTTCGCCGCCGCTTACAATCCGTTTGCAGAATTCTTCTATAGCGTTCCACCCATCATCATCAAGCTGGGCGAGTGCCGATATCATCCGTTTCCGAAAATCGTTATCATCATTCAAAATCTTTCCGAAGACATCAATCAATTCATCTTCGAGAGTTTTTTTGACGAACATCTCACCTTCTCCGTTGAGAAGCCAACTTTCGTTGACATTGTAAACAGTACATATTTGAGTTAAAAGCAGCGGGCGAGGGTCGGTTTTTTTATAATCAATGTTCTTGATTACGCTGTCGCTGACACCTATTTTCTCGCCAAATTCTTTTCTTGTGAGCTTTAGCTTTTCTCGGAGTTCTAAAACTCTTTCGTTAACTTCATACACTCAGTACATCCTCCTTTCTGCATTATATTATATCATGACGGCAATTGGTTGTCAAGCCTTATGAATCACATTTCTTTAAAAAACTTTGGTTTAAGGGGTTGACAATCCTTTCTTGGTGTGGTATAATGGTTGCAGACCAAGAAGAGAGAACAGGAGGTAAAAACAGTGACTGAAAAACAAAAATATCAAGCAGAACAAATTGCAAAGACAATCAAAGACGTGACCGACTATCAGAAAACCGTTATTTCGGCATTTACTGAAGGACTTTGCAAGGGCATTGAAATCGCCAATCAGACAAAGGAAGCCAATAAAGCCGAAAAGCCGGAAGAAAAAACCGAGAAGAAAGAGGGAAAGTGATGAATGACATAATCACCCTCAACGGAAATACGTACATAAAGCAAGACAAAAAGCTTAATGAAGTCGCGAACACAAACGATTTTTCCGAACTGCTCAAAGCGTACTGCGAATCAGGCGATATAGGACGCGCAATCATTCTCGCGTACGCCCAAGGCTATGTAGAAGGCAAAAGCACCGTGAAGAGTGCAAGGACAACGAAAAGAAAGATGAAAAGTAATGGATGAAACTATCATTGTTCGCGACGGAAATTTTTATGTCAAGTTTGATGAAAGCTTGAACAAAATCGCGAGAAACAGCAACTTTTTCGATTTAATGCAAGCGTACTTTAGAGCCGAAGACGAAGGGCGCAAGGTAATCGTATCTTACGTACTCGGCTATGCGGCAGGCAAGAAATACCGCGAAGAAAGAGGACATCAAATGACCAGCCCCTACAAATTCAGCGAGTGGACATACGTTGACAAGGCAATCGCCGAAAATCACCACATATGCACCTGCTGTCACAGCGACATCACATCGGACCACATCGGAAAGCCCGTCCTCATCACATACGACGGAGACAATATCGAGTATATCTGCCCCGACTGCACAGCAGACTTCTTCTTCTACTCCCTCGGCAAAACACTGGAAGCACTGAACTGCGACCCCGTAGACACCGAGCAGGACGAAGAAGACCGAAAGGAGCGGATGAAGAATGCCGAGATACCTTTATGATGTGACTAATCTGCACACCCAGCCGCCGGAAGAGAAGCCGGGAAAGGGACGCAAAACTGCATCACATAACAAAATAGACCCGACAGATACAGCCGTCTGCCTGACCTGTACCGCAAAGAAATGCACAGGCGCAGTCGCTTGCTTTAAGAGAAGAAAAAAGGAGTTAATCAAATGGCCGAGACAAACGAGATAACAGCTCTCGCCAACATCTACACCGAGGATATCATTCCCGAAGGCGTGAACCTCGTCGAGATAAAGAGCGAGCTTGTCCTTGAAAACCACCTTGCAGACCTCATAGCACCGATAAACGAGTTCTGCGACAGAGTAGAGAACGTGCCGATATCGGAAGAGAGCGCAAAAGACTACCGCAAAGCGAGAACAAAGCTCCGCAAAATGACCGCAAACTTTAACGATTACATCACGGGAGTAAAAACCGCAGTCCTCGCCGGATATATCGACTTTGAGAACGACGCAAAAAACATCAAAAAACGCCTTGAAGCCGCCGACAAGCACATGAAGGAAGCCCTCGACAGCTTAAAGGAAAACGCGCCAGAAACGCCCACAACGCCGTCAGAGGACGCTAAGCTCTATAGGCTCACTTATATTGCCACAGGCACTAAGGAACAGCTCGTGAAGCTCAGGAACTTCATGGAGCAAGAAGGCATACAGTACGAAGATTATAAACCGTTTAACGCAAGAAAGGATAACTGAACATGGACGCACCTCAGACACAGGAAAAGAAAACATTAGATGAAAGAGCAATGGTTGAATTTCAGGATTCTCGCGGAGATACAGTTAAACTCTCCCCCTCAATCGTCACCAAATTCATCACAGGCAATAACGCAAATATCACTCTCGCGGAGTTCAAATTCTTCTCCGAACTCTGCCGCGCAAGAAAGCTGAATCCGTTCCTCAAAGAAGCATACTGCATTAAGTACGGCACACAGCCCGCGACAATCGTTGTGTCAAAGGACGTGTACGTTGAGAGAGCGGACGCGCACCCCGACTACGACGGAAAGGAAAGCGGACTTATCCTGCAAGATAAGGAAACCGGCGAGATAAAAGAGACTTTAGGATGTTTCTACAACACAAACAATGACGACTTACTCGGCGCATGGTGCAAGGTTTACCGCAAATCCCGCAGCCACCCCGAATATATGTCGGTAGCATTCTCCGAAGTGGCACAGCGCAAGTCAAGCGGCGAACTCAACTCCAACTGGAGAGATAAGCCCGCAACAATGTGTGAAAAGGTGGCTGTCGTAAGAGCGCTCAGAGCCGCATTCCCGCAGGAATTCTCACAGATGTATATAGAAAACGAGATGCCCGATTTAAGCCCCGCAGAACCCGCCCAGAAAGCTCCTAAAGCGCAGAAGCCGAAGAACGAACCTCTTGACGTTGATTTTGCAGACCTCGACGATATACCCGCAAGCGAAACTCCGGCAGAACAGGGCACTGGAACAGAAGCCAATGCCTAAGCGCGGAAGCGGAAAACTCTACGAGCTGAACGGCGAACGGCATACGCTGACGGAGTGGTGCAAGCTCTACGGCGCGCCCGTGCAGAGGACGCAGGGGAGAATCAGCCGCGGTAACTATACCCTCTGCGAAGCACTCACAATGCCGCAGGAGAATCCCATACAATCACGCAGGCGAAAGGAGGCACGGAAAGATGAGAAAGGCAACGGAAATAATAGACGAGAGACAACTTGTGAGTGAACTGCACATCAACTGGAAATCGCGCGGCTACACCGACGGCGGAATGGCAGACCTGCTTGAAATAGCACCGAAAACAATAAGCTATAAACTCAGCGGTATCAACCCAGCCAACAACGGCAGAAATTCGCATTTCAAGTTGAACGAGATAATACAGATAATTCACTATCTCGGCTTCAAGCTCTATCTTGTGAGAGAGGATGACGCGAAATGAACATCCCCGACAGATGGATACCACTGCTTGATATGTTGAGCGACAAAGACCTTGCAACGCTCATGAGAGCGATTCTGCACGGAGAGGAAGAACCAACAATCACAGGCAAAAGCCAATCCGTAGCAGACCTCATTTACGGCGATATCGAAAAAGCAAAGAGGAACAATGGATACCAAAGAAAATACCGTTCAAAGTCTGACAACAGTCTTACAGAAATCTTACAACCGTCTTACAGTAAGACGAATGTAAGACAACTGTTAGATGTATGTAAGACTGACAACAATCTTACAGTAAGACAAGAAGAGAAAAGAGAAGCGTCTCCCCCTTGTTCCCCCTCTTCTTTTCCCCCACACCCCCTTATTAACTCCCCCTATAATCCCCCTCTTGAAGAGAAAAGAGAAGAAGCACTAACGGGCGTGTGCGCGGGCGCGTGTGAGGACGAGCAGATACCCTTTGAGGGCTTTGAACCCCTTGACCCGCCGGAATCCGAGGTTAAACACAGAAAACCGACGATAGCGGAGCGTTTTGAAGCCTTATGGGCAGAATACCCTAAGAAAAACGGCAAAAAGAACGCTTTTGAGAGCTATCAGAGAGCTATAGCAGCCGGAGTAACCGACGAGACTATAGCCGACGGTATCAGGAGGTACAAGGACTACATAGCCGCAAAGCGCACGAGCGAACAGTACATACTTGCAGGCTCGACATACTTCTACCAGTGGCGTTGGCAGGACATATACGACACCGTATCAGCCGTGGCAACTTGCAGCGAAAAATCGGGAGGTGATGAATTTCTAAATTACCTCAACGAGGAACTTGAAAAAGAAAAAGCGAAAAGAGAAAGCCGATGGACAGAACAGACGTAATAGCAACATTGAAGATTCTCAAAGTCGCATACCCCGGATTTTACTCGAAGATGGGCAAAACCGACGCAGAGGACACCGTATCTGTGTGGTGCGATATGTTTTGCGAAGAGGACGTGAACGTTGTCAAAATCGCTCTGTACAAGGTCATTGAAGAACACACAGGCTTTCCTCCGACGATAGCGGATATCAAGACGCAGATACGAGAAATGCGCAGAGCGGCGACGGGAGAAAAGACGGACGAAGAACTGTGGTCTCAGCTGAAAGCGGCAGTGTCGAACGGCTACTACGGAGCAAAAGAGGAATTCGCGAAACTTCCTCCCGAACTGCAAAGATACCTCGGAACACCTAACACTCTCCGCGAACTTTCACAGGTTGACACCGATACGTTTAACACCGTCACTCACGGGCAGTTTCTCAAACAGATAGGCATCATCCGCGACAGAGTGAGATTCGACAACGAAACGCCGCCCGAAATCAAGGCACTGCTCGGCACAGTAACAAAGCCGATACCCGCAAACAACAGACTTACCGAAAACGAATTTAACGAGAGCAGAAACAGACTGCTCGACACATTACAAAACAATCCGTAGAAAGGACACAATACAATGACAGACAACACAATACTCGCAGATTTCGCACCATGGAATCCCGCAAGCCGTAAACCGAAAGCATCTGGCAAGTACCTTATCTGGACGAACGACGGAAGCATGATGGTGGCTGATTACTCCGTAAAATACGACGGATGGGGAATCCTGCCGGACGGCGGCAGAACCTACGAAATCAAAGACGTTGAGTTCTGGATGAGCGTTCTTCCCCCGACAATTTTCTGAACGAAAGGACACAGGCAATGAAACAAAGGCTGATACAGAATACACTGATATCGAGCGGTGTGACAATGCTCGGAGTTATAACCTCATGCGGAATGTGGTACTACACCGCGCCCTCATGCGTCGTGTTCACCGTAAGCGCAATGGCAATGTGTTTGCTCACCATAGCAATAACAGCCGTCAGAGAGTTTCTCAGAGCGTATGAGCGCACACTGCCGAGAAAGCGCAGGAGAATCCGCATAAGATACGACAGCCGCGGAATGCACACCGACAGTCAGCGTCTCGGCTACGTATCGGCAGAAACAATCAGAGAGGTGTGCAGAAGATGAAAAACGAAAGGAGCAAAACAATGACTGACGCAGAAAGATGCGTATCATGCGGAGCTGTGATACCCGAAGGGAGACAGGTATGCCCGATATGCTATGCGAAATACCACAACGAATACTCTGAAGAGCTGGCGTACCTCTGGAAGGTGCTGAAAAAGACCGAAAGCAGTCTCAAAACAGCCGACAAGAGAAACGCGCCGAACGAAGAACGCGCAAACCTCCGCAAAAGGCGCGATATGCTGTACACGATAATCAACATAGTGGAGGAGGCGGGAGCATGAAGTGCCTGGTCAAGAAAACGCAGTACCAAAAGGCGGAAAACGCACTCACCACCGAATACGGAATGTGGCTTCTCGAATACGTTGACGTTGCTTTCGGCGTAACGCTTGCCGAGAACTACGGCTTCCGCGAAAAGCGACTGCAAAGGTTTTACGACGGCAACCGTAACGGACTTTGCGAAATGGTGAACGCCAATATGCCGACGGCGATGTTTGTTGACAAAGGCAAGGGCAGACGCAAGGGAGACAGCTCCGACCTCATTGACGATGGCGTAGACACGACGGAGTACATGATAAAGCGCGAACTCCGAAACATAGGCTTCTCCGACTGCGATTTTGAAGCACTGTCGCCGGAGAACCGCTACAACGAGAGCGAACGCCACACACAGCTCGATGTCATGTCGCACAACGTGAGAACGGCATGGTATGAAGCAAACGCAAGACGCGCTGTAAGGCTCTACGCGGCGTATACGCTGATGTATATGCACGACACCTACAACTACGGCGCGGAGAGATTGAACCGCCTGTACGCGCTTGTCGCACCTCAGATAAAGTCCTATATCGAACGCTTCTTGATAGGCAGCCGCCGCGTCGACAGAGAGCTGCACAAGGAACTGGACGAGATGCACGGCAAGCTTGAGAAATGCGGGCTGCACCTTGAAGAAGTTGTAAAGGAAGACGCGGTAGCGGTAAGCCGAAAAGAACCGCCGAAAGAACCAAAGAACCCGCCGATACACCTTGACATAGGCGAATACGAAAAAATCATGAAAGAAGTTGCCCGAGTGGCGTTATAAGGAGATTCACATGACACACATACTACAGTTCGCAATTGACATTGACGATGAATGGATAAAAAAATCAATCAACTCGTCAGCAGAACAGCAGATAATGCAGAAGCTCTACGATGACTGCCAGAAAGCCTTTATATCGAAGCACAGTAAAGGAAAAAACTGGGGCTGGCACGAAAAAACAAAAGAAGAAAAGTTTTTAGACTGCCTGGACGAAATGGCAACAAAAGCGGTACAGGATATAATTGACGAGAACAAGGATGTGATAATCAGCCGCGCGGCGGAAATACTCGCTGATAGGATATCGCGAACAAAGAAATGCAGAGAACTTAAGAACGCACAGGAGGAACAGGAATGAACTTCAAACTCAAAGCGGGAGCGTTCGCACCGATAAGAGCGCATAAGCAAGACGCGGGAGTAGACCTCTTATCTCCCGTCACGGTCACGATTTACCCGGGAGACAGCGCGACAATAGATACAGGAGTGTGCGCGGAGATACCCGAGGGATTCTGCGGTCAGATATGGTCGAAAAGCGGACTTAACGTCAACCACGGCATTCTCTCGACAGGAATGGTGGATGCGCTTTACTCGGGCAGTATCAAGATAAAGCTCTACAATCACTCCCACGAGATTTACACGGTAAAACGCGGAGACAAGATATCACAGCTTGTGGTAACAGCCTGCGACACAAGCGACGTAGTTATAGCAGACGAGATAGCAAGCGGAGAGCGCGGAGAAAACGGCTTCGGCAGCACAGGAAGATAACTGCAACGGAATAGATAAGCTGCGACACGATTAGCAACGGAAACGAATTGAGAAGAAACGCACCGCGCCGAAATGGAATCGAATGGACAGGCGGCGAAAGGCACAGTAACGGAAACGTATTGATATGATAGGCATAGAGCAGAACCGCAACGGAAAAGCAACGTAAGTAATCGAATCGCGACGAAAGGTGTGGCAACGGAACAGCAGTGCTAAGATACGCTACGGAATGGCACCGAATCGCTACGACAGGACCCGAAACGGAAAAGCAAAAATACCGCGCCGGCGGAATCCGGCAGAAAGGAAGATAATATGGCGAAGTATAAAGTGGGGGATAGAATAGAAGTTATAAACCCCGACGGGACATTGTGTCAAAAAGGCGATACTGGAACTATAGTTAGCAAGGAAAGAAAGTATATCCGTTACGATGAGCAGAGTGATGAGTGGAGATATGCAGTAAAAACGGATAGGGAAATATTTCATTTCCCCAAAGGCAGTATTCATTCTGAAAATAATAGTTTTTCTTATATGAGCGATTACAACATGGCTCTCATCGAAGAGACCCCAACCCGTGAATTTAAGTTGATTATCACATCATCCGGCGACATCACCACGGCAAAGCTGATACACGGTGAAAGAACTGTAGTAAAAGAAGCAACCGTGACAAGATACAGCAAAGACGAATACAGCGAGAAAGCCGCCGTTGAAGCTGTTGTGAAGAAGATTTTCGGCGAGGACGAGAAAAAGAACGAAGCAAACAAGCCGTACACTGGCAAGGCTGTGTGGATATGCGACAACGAGAGCGTTTATACAAAAGGCAAAATATATGAATTTGTTGACGGCAAATTCAAACACGATTTAGGATTTACAGTTGTCGGATACACCCTCGAAAAAATGAAACGGCTCGGCTGCTTTCTCCCGATAGTGGAATGATGGAGGACGAATGAAAGACCCGACAAAAATAAATGTCCTTGTGGCTTGCGAGGAATCACAGCGCGTGTGCATGGCGTTCCGCGAGAGAGGATTTAACGCTTTCTCCTGCGATATACAGGAGTGCTCCGGCGGGCATCCCGAATATCACATACTCGGAGACGCGGTGAAAACACTTGACGCGGGAGAAATAACCACAATGGTCGGACAGATACACCACATATCGAAGTGGGACTTGCTTATAGCTCACCCGCCGTGTACTTATCTAAGCAATGCAGGCGCGCGACATTTGTGGAAGGGGCATCAACTGCAAGCGGATAGGGTAATGCTTGGAATAAAGGCACGTGACTTTTTTATGGAGTTTTATCGGGCAAAAATCCCGCTTGTGGCGGTCGAAAATCCTGTACCGAGCAAGATTTTTGTAATGCCGGAGCACTCGCAAATTATCCAGCCATATCATTTTGGACATCCGTACACCAAAAGAACGTGCTTATGGTTGAGAAATCTCCCGCCGCTGGAGCCGACAAAAATTGTAGAGCCAACAGAAACATGGTGTCCGAGCGGCAGTTACAGCCATAAACACGGGGAACAGCACAAAGGTATGTTTACCACAGACCGAGCAAAAAACCGCTCAAAAACCTTCCCCGGCATCGCCAAAGCTATGGCGGAGCAGTGGGGAGACTACATTTTACAGGAGGACGAATGAAATGTTGATGAGAAACTGCGGTGGTGTCAAAGACACAGGGATTTTCGCTGAACAAAAGGCAATGGTAGACATCATAATTGGCGCAAAGCAGGAATGTGATGGATCCAAGTGTTATGATTGCCCTGATAGAAAGTACTTACTTGCAGGAACAGTAAACTGCATCCTATTCAAATACGCAAGAAAGCTTTACGAAGCAGGATTTCGACAGACAGAAGGAGCAGAAAAGGATGAATAACTTTATCGAACTGCATGACTTAGAAGGTAAAAGGATGCTTATATCCACAAATCACATAACTAATGTGTGCGAAAGATACATGGATAAGCAAAATGCGGTGATATATTTTGCCACCGACGAATGTGATTTTGTCACCGCCATCGAATCCTACGAAGAAGTAAAGCGGCTGCTTGCGGCGGTCGAGTATGTGTACAAGGAGAATGAGGAATGACTGAATACGAAAGATTACAAGAGCTGCTGTATAGGCTGCGCGAGATAATGCCGGAGATAGGCGAGAATCCCGTTGCCGACGAGATGTACAACATGGTGTTTGAGTATGCCGAGAACACAGACGAAAACGTTGCAGAGGTAGTGAGATGCAAAGACTGTATCCATCACAGACAGCTTGACCGCAAAGACCGCTATGAGGACAGCTTCATCGAGGGCTGCCTTTGGTGCATGCTGGGACGCGGAGACGGCGTTATGCCGGAACAGTTTTGCGACGACGGCAAAAGAAGGGAAAGCGAGGATGAAGAATGACAAGAGATGAACAGGCGCAAAGTCAAGCAAAGTTTGTGAGAGAACTTGCAGACCGCTTGCAAAAGACCATAGAAGCAAGAGCGGGTACGATATCAGGCGTACAAGGCATGGCTAACTACACCCAGATACAGTCTGACATAAAGCGCCTCAGGCGTGAGTTGATGGAGCTGTCAAAGATGATTGCTCCGCAGAGGTGAGAGTATGGGAGTAACAATATACGCAAAGGGTGTTGACCGTTCTTTCGACTGCGGATATATCGGCTTCGCACATCTCCGAAACAGAATATGCGAAGTGTACGACAAAGACCTGTACAACGTCTATTCCGACATGAAGATGTGCGCATTGTATACATCCGAATGGACAGCGAAAATCAACGCCATTTGCAATTTAAAACAGTTTCCAGACGAAGATAAAGACATTCTTGACTTCTTCTTCGAATCCGACTGCGAGGGCAAAATATCCTATAAGACCTGCAAGAAAATCTACGACTTAATCAAAGACATTGACTTTGAGGGCAGAATATTTACCTATGCGGCACGTTCGGACAGCAAAGACTACGAACATTTAAAAGAATTTTTGAACGAATGCTACCGAAAAAGAGTTAGTATGAGGTGGGGCTAATGACGTGCAGAAAAGGCAGATACTGTATAGCTTGCCAGAGTGGATTAAGAGGTATATGGATTGAAGAAAAGACAGGCTATATCATAGACGATAAATTCGGATTCACGAAAAACGAACAAGGCTGCTATAGACCAACAGAAATAGAAACTGGAGGTTTCGTAAATGCGCCCGAAGGACTTAAATACAGTCTTGTACAGTCATATCAAAGCGTAAAGCGTTGTTTTGATGAACATCCGGGGACTTTGGAAGCTTATAAGAGAAAAGGAGACACTAAGAAAGCCATGAAAATGATAGCAGAATACTGGGAGAAAAGCAATGACACGCAAGAGATACATAAAACTGCTGATGGGACGAGATAGGTTCAACCGAAATGAAGCGAGATTACTTGCCGAAAGTGTACAAGTAATGCAAAGGTTTGCGGATAGGGTAAACCACATAGCGAAAAGCAGCGGTAAGCAATACCGAGAAACATTGAGGGGCTATGCATGGAACTGGAATCACAGAGATGAAGCTGAAACGGGAATAATAGTCAAATACTATGGCAAGGCTTATTGTCCCCACTGCCGCAAAATTGTGCCACATGGATTACAAGATACAGAACGCACTTATTCGAAAGGCAGGCTCGAATTTACGTATATCGAACGTGCGATATTTTGTGACAAATGCGGAGAGCCGCTTTATGTAAGCGCAATCAACTATGAAAACGCAGAATCAAAACCGACAACATACTTAAAGAAAGAAAGTAAAGCGTGACAAAGAAACGATTCATTAAATTACTCATGGGGAAATTCCGCTATCCCCGAAATAAGGCGAGACTGTTCGCAAACAAGGTAGTATTATGGCACGAAATAGACGATACAAACAACGCCACTTTTAAAAAGTTGGAAATCAAGTCGCGAGAAATGCCATCAACATATTCGGGACTCTATGCATGGATTCAGATAAACGAGCTGGCGAAAAGTCTTGCGGAAAGCCTTGACGCAAACAACGGAGGAAACAAATGGAACAGTATAACGAAATTCTAAAGCTGAAAACGATGCTCGAGGAAGCGGGAATAGTGTTCGACTTCTATCCGCGAAAAGAACTGCACGACGAATGGGACGGCTACCAGATATGCTATCCCGCCGACGCAGAAAGAGTGTGCAGCGTAATAGAGGGCGCATCAACCTACGGCGGATTGTGTGACAGACTGGAAATAATGGGACTGATGACAAAAGAAGAACGCAAAGACGGCTTCGTAAAAGGATGGCTGACAGCGGAGGACGTGTTCGCGAGAATCAAGAAACATTGGGAGAAACACTATGGACGCGGTTGAATTTTTGAAAACAATAAGACGAATATGCAACAGCAACAAAAAAGGTTGCACCTCTTGTGTTGTATATCAAAAGTATAACTATTGCAAACTACAATGCGTTGCGCATCCCGAAGAAATTGTTGCCGCTGTGGAGAAATGGGCTGCGGAACACCCTATCAAGACAAGACAAAGCGAATTTTTGAAGATGTTCCCGAATGCGCCATTCAGTCATAATACGATTGATATATGCCCGAGCAAGGTTGATGTATTACAAAAATGCCCTAAAGTGACACCTGGCACTCTTAATATGTGTGTATTCTGCAAACGTGAATACTGGCTTGCGGAGGTTGATTAAATGAGAACAACATCCGATGAGCTTCTTAAAAAGTGTGGATTAGCGTTCATTACGTCGACAGAAGCGGAAGAACTTGCGGGAGAATCCCCATGCCTGAACTGCGCAAGAGAAGACTGCAACCTCAGCGGATTTTTCGAACTTGCAAGAAAGCACTTGTACATTGAAGCGATGCTTGCACGCAAAGAAGAAGGATTTGGCTTGCTGAATGTGTTCACCGAAGCACTTCCCTTTTTGGTGATTGACTGCAAAGAAAGGATTGCAAAGAACGAATGCACTGCAAAATAAGCGACTGCTTTAATTGCCCTTATCCCGACTGCATCAACGATACCTTTACCTCGCCGAGGGAGTTTACACCGGAGCAGAAGAAACGGCAGTGTGAGCTGAAGAAGAAAATGCTTGCGCGGCGAAGAGAGGACGGAGTGTGTATCTACTGCGGAAAGAAGCCCGCGGACAAAGGTTATAAATCCTGCACGGAGTGTCGGATAGAACGAACGAAGAAGAACCGCGAATACAGCCGCAAAACGGAAAGATTTACTCCGCGTGAACTGATGGACGGCGTAAAACTGTGCAAGCTGTGTGGGAAAAGACCGCCTGTTGACGGAAGAACGATTTGTGAAGAGTGTTTTAAAAAATGCCTTGACAATCTTAATCACGCCGACAGCAAAGAGCAGCCGAACAACGGCTTTAGAGCATCAATAGAAGCGTACTGGAGGGGGAGATAATGACAAGGGATGGAATTATAAAAATCTTAGACAGAGCCATGCAACGCTATGTCGAGCGGAATCAGCAGCTTTTCCTCAGCAAGGGAAAAACCGACAAGGAAATGTGGGAGGAGCTTGAAGCTATAAACAATGCGCGGTATATTCTCTCACGCTTGCCGCAGGTCGTGAATTGCCCTGACTGCGGGAGAATGTACGATACCGATTATCTTCACTTCTGCGGAGGTGACGAGTGTGTGAGTGGAGGTGATAACGACGAAAACGGTAATGTTTAAAATCGACTACCCGCCGTCCAAAGCCGGAAAGACCGCATGGAACAGACGCTACGGACTGAACGCATACTACGCGGGAAAGCATTGGGCGGTACGTCAGAAAGACGCTGAATACTGGCATAAGCTTGTACGAAGCGAACTTTTGAAACAAAATGTTCCGATTTCAAAGTTCAATGTCCCTGTTGGAGTGAAGTTATGGTTTAACGATAGGTTGGACATCGACAATGATTCAACCTACGCAAAACTCATTATTGATTCGCTCAAAGGACTATTTTTTGAAGATGATAGTAAAAAATACGTGCAGCAGTTAGAACTCAATTGTCACGATGAAGACTACATATTAGTTGCAATAGAAAGGATGAAATGAAAATGATATACATCACCAAGGAAAGTGAGTTTGTAAAGCGAAGTGATAACGGTTTGGTGTACTATTTAACGAAAGCAATAAACACAGGTGGTGAACTATTGATTGTTCTGGACGCACCACTGATAAGCGATTATTCGATAAATGCCAAATCAATAACAGCAGTGTGCATCGCGTATTATTCAGGCGGCTATGATGCAGGCATAGAATCATACTGTAACATATCGGCTAAAAATAACATATACGTTATAGGTCACTTGATGACGCATAAAAAGATAAAATGTAACGGCGATATAACTACCACAAGCTTTATTGATGCCGCGACGATTCAAGCCAAAGGAAAATTGTCTTGTTGGATGATAGGGACATACAACGAAGGCGGTGTCGTCGTTGAGAGTGTTAAATGCGGCGATATAGCATGCGACGGAAGAATAAAATGCGTAGAGTTGGAAGTCAATGGTAGGCGTGTGGACAAGGAGAAGCCATTATGAGCAAAGAAAACCGCGAAACAATACTTAGCGAAGTAAAGAAGATAATCTGCAACGACCGCAACGAGCAGTACGGCGAGCCGGAAGACAGCTTTGAGAAAATAGCGGATTACTGGAGAACGTATCTCAAGCACAATTGCATTGTACCCGATGCGGACTGTTGTTTAGGAGCGCGAGACGTAGCTATATTGATGGTGCTGTTCAAGCTCGGTCGCATGGAGACAAGCCAGTTCGTGAGCTACGACAGCTTTATAGACGCGATAGGCTATATGACCTGCGCAACGGACTGCAAATTTCCAAAGGCAAAGCCTAAAGAATACTATCCGACAGAAAGTAAATGCGTCTGGGGGGAAACCAATGCAGATAATTAAAATAATCGTCGCAATACTGCTGTATGGGTATGCCGTCGGTTATTTCATCGGAGCGTTTGCACTATATGAAGCACCGAACGCAAAACCTGTCAAGCCGAAAATAAAGGCGATGATGTACGGACAAATAGCGGTTGAAATCATAGCCGCTACATTATTACTGATAACATAGGAGATAAATTATGCCAATAAGAGGAATTATCGCCATAATTATAGCCGCAGTTTCTCTCGGTTTGTTCGAGGGAGAGAACATAATAAACTTTTTCAAAAACTTAAACGATAAAGGAGATAACGAAAAATGAAACAGATTATAGGTGTAATAGTTACTGTATGCGTAGCAGTTGCTTGTATAGTCGGCTACGCAGTAACACACGAAACAATCCCCGCCGGATATGTCGGCTACGTCTACGACAGAACGGCAACCGCAGAAGATAACGTAATTCCCGGCACATCGGTTCTCAATACCGAGCGTACAGGCAGAATCTCAATTAATCCCTTTACACAAGAGGTCATTACATATCCCACAACAATCGTCTCAAAGAACTGGACAAACATCGGCGAGGGCGACAATAAGAAAGATATGTCAATGCAGATAGCTTCTCAGGAAGGTAAGAATATCGACGCGGATATCTATATAAGCGTTCGTCCGATAGATATCGAAAAGATTATAAAATCGTTCGGTACAAAGTCGTTTGATTCAATTATCGACAACGACATCTACGGGCTTACAAAAGGCAAGCTGTCAACCGTAACTCAGAACTACTCCGTTTACGATATACAGGCAAGCCGAGGCGATATCCAGAATCAGGTTTTTGAAGTCCTTAGTAAGAATCTTGTCGAAACCTACGGTGTAGAGCTTGTCAGACTTGAAATCGGCACTCTGATTCTCCCGACAGATATAGCGGAAAAAATTGACAGAAAGACAGAAGCGCAGAACGAAGTCGAACTTGCAAAGCTTGAAAGAGATAAGCAGGACGAAATCAATCAACAGATAGTTGACGCACAGAAAGCACAGTCGGAAAAGGAACTTCTTCAGAGACAGACAGAAGCGGACGCAAAAGCCTACGAAATTACAAGAGAAGCAGAAGCCAACTTAGTAGCACAGGAAGCAGAACTTAAAATAGCAGCTTCAAAGGTTGAACAGGCAAGGCTTGAAAAAGAAGCCGAACTCGAAAAGCAGAAATCCTTTACAGATGAATACTTCCGCGATAAGAAACTTGACGTTCAGAAAGAAGCAGTAAAGGCAATTAATGGTTCAGTAAAGACAATCATAACATCTGGAGACGGCGAAGGATACGGAGCACTATTCGGGATTAAAGAAGTGTTGAACAATATTGAAGAGTAAAGTCGAAATTGAAAGGAAGTGTTGACTTATCGCTAACTTTAACTTTAACCGCGTTGTCCTCGGAGGACGTTTGACGGCAGACCCCGAGCTGAAAACCACACCGTCCGGAATTTCCGTAACATCATTTACCGTTGCGGTCAACAGACGTTACTCCGGCAAAGACGGAGAGGAAACTAAAGCGGACTTCTTCTGCGTTACCGCATGGCGGCAGACGGCTGAATTCATCACGCGCTATTTCAGAAAAGCAAGCTCCATCTGCGTAGTCGGAACTCTTCAGACAAGAACATGGACAGACCAGCAGGGACAGAAGCGTTTTGCTACAGACATTGTCGCTGACGAAGCACATTTTGTTGACGCGAAGTCGGAAATGCCGCAAGCCGCTCCGCAGTCAAGCTACATCCCCGACGCATACACCCAACCGAAAGCAGCTGCTACCACACCTGTATTCGAGGACATAAACCCCGATTCGGAAGAACTGCCTTTCTAAAGCGAGGTGCATATGAAAGAACTGCCAACGATAGAACAGATGCAAAAACTATTCCCCGACTATCCGTGCGGACGCGGAAAATGCAAATATCAAGGCAATCAGCTTTTCAGAGCACGTCGTTGTTCGAATGTTGATTGCCCAGAATTTAAAGCATGGTTCGTAAAACACTGGGCTAAAATTTGCGGAAGAGAAGCCGAATAAAAAAAGAGAGCAAGGAATCACTTCCCTGCTCTTTTCTATTTTGCGTGTCTTGCAATGCTTAGTACGGCTTTCTCCGAAAGTCCCGCTGTTCTGTCGGTCGCTGTGGCGAGAACTGTTACAAGTCGCACAATCAGCTTTAGCCGTTCCTCGGAGTAGCTTTGTAGTATCTCGGCTATCTCGGTTATAATTTGTTCCTTCATTTTGCACTTCCCTTCTTTATTCTGCTGTCGATTATATCACACGAACGCTTGTTTGTAAATAGCATTTGTAAAGTAAATGTGTTTACTTGAGAAGTTTTTTATTTTTCTCGAGAAGTTTCGCGAAGCGCAAAAGAAGGATTATGCCTTTGTCGTTTAGTTTGCTTACGATATTTGCTAACTCAAATCTGTAATGCTTCATCTGTCTGTCCCTTCTTTGTTGGAAATATTTTCTAATTCAAGTGTAACATGCTTTTCGAGAGAAGACAATAGCCGAGTTTAATATTCCATATTAAAATCAGATACAAAAATATACTGGTTTTACATTCGACAAATTTATGCACTTATCGGCGCACATTCAATGTTGACAAACATTTAACAACGTAAAAGAGCACCCCATCCAGAAGAGTGCTCTTTTACACAGCAAATTCATAAACAAAGGAGGAACATGACAGAAGTCACGAAAGGAAACGGAGGGAGTTGAACCCTCGCAAGCAGTCTGTTGACCGCCAAACGACCGATTCGCCGTTCCCATGTGTGACAGCTTTAAAAGCCGCCACGGGTTGAAACAACACGACCGAAAGGACGAACGACCATGTTTGCCGCGCTTTGCGGAGTTGAACCGCAGTTGTACACATTATGGTATCGTCTGCCGTTGAACGTATAGCGCGATATCCGAGCAGCCCGTTGGCGGTTCATCACTCCCGCTTTTTGCTCGGATATTTTAAAAGAAAGGAGTTTCAATACGAAGAACAACCAGAATTCATTGTCCTATGACAACATTATAGCACGTTTAAACGCATTTGTCAACATATTTATCAACGTTTAGTAACATATTGTTTGTCACGTTTAATGTTTACTAAATAGCTTTGCAAACCAATTTAACTTACGCTTGTTACCTTGTTCAACATCGGATTCGTTTGTTGATTCAACGTTATTCTCGTCTGCAACAGTTTTTTTGCCGGCTGAGACGTTCTGTGAGCCGTTCTGTGGCGCATTAACAAACTTATCTGATTCACTGACCGCATGGAGCGTTTGTGCCTGCACAGCGGTTTGTAGCGCGTTGTGGGCGAGTTCGGCAAACTTGCTGGCGTAGTCTGCAATCTGCTTATCACGTTCGTCAAGCATTTCCGTCTTCTGTTTCAGCTCGTCTGCCTGTCTGTCAATTACGTTTCTGAGAGCTTCTACAGTCTCCTGTAGGCTCTTTATTGTTTCTGCGCTCAAACACTCGCGTCCTTCGTTTTCTTCGCTCTCACAAACCTGTGGTGCGTCACACACGGCTTCCGCAACTGATTCTTGTTTTTTTGAGTTGCTATATAGTTTCAATGCATCCTCGGAGATTCTTTTTACTCCGTCTTCGCTTGTCACTATATATTCTTCAAGACCGTTCCGCTTAATTCTTTGATATACCGATTGACTTGTCACTCCGGCTCTGTCGGCGAATTCGGCTATTGTGAGGTATTTCATGGATTACTCCTTGCTTTTGTGATTGAGAATTTAATGTGAGTTATACTTCTTCCCGTCCGTGTCGGCTCATAGGCTACACGCAAATCACTAACGGCGTTAATTTCGTCAACGGCAGTGTCGATTACGCGCTTGCGAAAATCAATAAAATCCGAATAACCGCCTATTTGCATAAGCGTTTTCAAATTTTCAACAGAAACGGAGTACTCGCCTATATTGGCATAGCTTTTAAGTATCTCGTACAAACGTATAGTGTGTTTCGATTCCATGTTTAACACGGTTTGAAGCTGATATGCCGTATACGATTCTTTGAGTTCGAGCAGATAAGGTGCTAACCGCTTGTCAAGCTGAATCCTAACCCGCGATTCATTTTCGTATATTTCCGCACCCGAAATCCATGCGCATAGCTTTCTTACATTTCCGTCCACTATCCAGAATGACTTGTCGCGTATGGATTGCAGCGTTTCACGGAGATTCTTATAATTCTTGCCGTTTTGAGTAATTCCAAGTGCCTCACACATATCTTGCAGATTGAAATCATACTCATAAAGTTCTTTATCATCGGGTTTTACCTTGCTTATCGTATACAATATGACTTTTTGCTCCTGTGTTGTCATTCCGTATCTTGACTTTTGAATTAGTTCATTCTTTTTGACAACCAAATTATTAATTTTTTTATCGCTATTTTCCATGGTTACTCCCTTCATGTTGAAAACTCTGTGTAAAACTATGTTGAAAACATTGTTGAAAACCGCAAAAGAACAATTTTCCCGTGTGTTTTCTCGGTTTTACAGTTACCAAATGTCCTGTTTATCGTTACTAAGTGTCCTGTTTTACAGTTACCAAATGTCCTGCTATCCGTTACCAAATGTCCTGTTTATCGTTACT